GTGCCGGGAGCGCGGCGGGCGTACTCATCCATACGGGCTCGAGCGGCTTTCGCTGCGGCGTCCTGCTCCTGCATCATGCGCATGCGCATGGCCGCGTCCTGCTGGAGCATGAGTCTGCTGGTGGCCTGTTGCTCGGCCTCCCGGGCATTGGCCATGCCGAGGCTGGAATACCCCATACCGCCTAAAGTCGTTCCGAATGACATGGTGCCTCCTTAGCGAACTGCTTCGCCCGGCTTCTTCTCCGGCGTGGCCTTCGTGGAACCGGTCAGGATGCCGCCAGCTTGCTCGATCATGTTTCCTGCGGCTTCCTGCGCCCTTGAGTTGGCTTGGTTGTTCTGCAGGTATGCGCTGGCCAAACCGGCCGACGGCTGCCCAACCTGACCATACATGCTACCCGCTGTACCGTACGTGGCGTTCTGGTTGCTCACCCCGGTCTGGTATCCGGAGTCGTACGCGGTGCCTTCGTTTTGAGAGTTGCCGATGTCCATCCGGGCCAGTTCCGCGTTGATAGCCTGCGGGTCCATGCCCTGCGCGCGCATGCGTTCTGCCGTCGCTTGTTTCTGGGCGTTGCCGCGATTCTTCGTGGCGTTCTGGCTTTGCGAAGCGTAGTAGTTCGGGTCCATGGCTCCGGCGTTCACTGCAAGCTTGTCGCCAATGGCGGCTTTCTTGTCGGCGCTGGCGATGTTGTAGTTCTGCGCGGTCTTCTCCATACCCTGAACATCCTTGAGGTACGACTCCGTCGCGTCCGCCCCGGGGGCTTTCGCCTGCGCACCGAGTAGATTTGCTCCGACTTTCAGTCCTGCGCCCGCCCAGTCCAGCTTCTTGTACCATGGGTCGTTGGGGTTTTGCGTATTGCCGCCCGGAGCTTGCGTCTTGGTCTCGCCGCCGGCGGGGGCGTTACTGGCTGAAACCTGCTGCGCCTCTCCAGTTGGCGCCGTTTGATCGAGCGTGGTTGTTGACGCCGGAGGAGTGTAGTCAGTGGGCAACTGCGCGGGAGTAGCCGCAGAATAGTCCGTGGTGTTTTGGTACGGCGCGGAAAACTCTCCGCCTTCAAGGATTGATTGTCCAGTGTTTAAGCCGGCGTCGCTTCCACCGCCAAAATAGCTCGAGTCCGTAGCGTAGTTCGGCATTCCGGTTTCCGCGTTCAGACCCGCAGTTCCACCTTCGAAACCGCCGGTAGCTGCGCCGGCGCCGCCGCCAAATTCAGACATTGTGGCCGCCGAGTAATCCGGCATGCTGGCGTAGGGTGCGGAGAACTGGCCTCCTTCCAAGACGCCTTGCCCGGCAGACTCAATCCCGCCGACGTTAGCTCCACCGTTGCTAACTGCCCCCATGATGCCGCCACCAATTCCACCGAGGGCCGCACCTGTAAGGGAGCCTTTCAAAGTACCGGTTCCAGCAAGCCCGCCAGCCGCACCGGCTATTGCTCCAGTAGCGACGTTGGCCATCATACCGGCACCAAAGGCTTCGACCATCAGTGGTGCAGCTGCTCCCGCAGTGACTACGGTAGCCACCGCACCAAGAACCATGCCGACAACGCCCTTGCCGCCTTTACCCCCGCCTTTGCAGAGGATCGCGCGGCCGTCAGGAGTGCGGTAGCTCATGGGGCCATCTGCACAGGATAGCTCCAGTGCTTCAGCGATAACGTTCTGGTTCATGGGGTATCGATGGTACATGGCGTTTCCTCCAACCTTAGTCTCATGTGATTGTACGTCTTTGAAAAACCGAGTTTCTTCTTCAACACCCTAGCCATCGAGTCGCTTACCCACGCGTCGCAGGCCACTGCTTTGTTCGCAACCATCCACGCTTTCATCAGCTTCCAGCTTCTCTCCGCGCTACCGTTCAGCAGCCCCTTACCGCCGAGGGCGAATACATTGGCAGCGACGAACTTCGGATATGGTATGAACTCAACCGCTGCCGCTAGAGTAACTACTCCGTCAAGCGAGTCGACAAATACGAAACAGTGCCCCTGCGCGTGTAACCGCCGAATATCTTCAGCGTCGAGCTCCCCATCGGCCGCGTCACGGCAACAGCGCTCGAACAGAGGTTCGATCTGCGGCCACAGCTCAGTGAGCCGTTCAGGGGTGGGGTACTCGGTTACGTAGCTCACGGCACTTCTGCGTACTTCCTCACGAGGCCGTCAAAAAAGTCCTTGCCCTTGGCAGCGACGACGCGAGCCGGGATTACGTACTCTCCGTTCGACACGTTCACCTGTCCACCGTTGGCGAGGTTCTTCGCTGGGATCGAATCGCTGGTTCCGGTGCCCGGGCCTTGAAGCAGGCCGCCATTTCCCGGACCCATGCCGGGAGGGGGTTGAATGCTTGCGCCCTGCTGCCCGCCGCCTTGTTGCATCGGCGCGCCCTCTGCGGCTTTTGCTGCTGTGAGAATAGCGAGTACAAGCCCTTGGTCATACTGCTCGGGAAGGTCGTTCGGTCCGGCCAGCCCTTTCTGAATCGCGAACTGCCGGAGTTGAGGCCACATCGCGGGGTTCTGCAGGACTGCCTTGCAGAGCTGAACAGCGAGGTGCACAAGCTGCGGGTCGAGTTCCCCCGACTGTAGGGCTTGCTGAACTGCTTGCTGTATTTGCTGCTTGGCCGCCGGGTCGCTGATCACGGCGTTCATCTGCTGTTCCGCGGTCTGCGGGTCGAGCATATTCGAGGCGCCTTGCTGCGGCTGAAGCCCGGGGGCCCCACCGACTTGGCCGCCACCAGCGTAGGAGTACATGTTGGCAAATGTCTGCGCAGGGACACCGGTCTGCATACCCACCTGTCCACCGGCAGCGTAGGAGTCTCGCGCTTCGATGTTTTCCCTGCCGCGTCGTCTGATTGCTTCCGCGGCGTTACCGGCCATACCGTTACCGGGGTCAGGGGGAGGCGGGGTACCTCCTTGGGAGGTGCGGCCTTTTACCGTTGTAGTGGTCGGCCCGCCAACGTTGTCGTACAGACGCCGCAGGTTTTCCATAAAGGCATTGGGGGCGGCGGGTTGCTGTTGTGGATCAGCCATATCAAGCTCCTAACTGAGCGATTAACGTATTAACCTGATTTTGCAATGCTACCACATTACTTGCTAAATCTTGCAAGTTCTGTGCAACGGCAAGCGCTTCCGCCTGCACGTAGGCTCCTGAAATCTGAGTAGTTACCCGAGTCATCGTGATGTTGTTCGCCTGCTTTACACCGGCGGCTACATCGGCACTGAACACGGCCCGGCCTACTCCGCGCTGCCCGGCTAGAATCTCGACTGCTTCCTTCAACTGATTCAGAAGGTCCGACTGCCACTGAGGGACGCCGGCTTGAGGAACGTCGCGAATAGAGGGAAATGTTTGGCTCATGGTTATGCCTTCTTCAATCCAAACGGCGTTTCGCCGAGGTGTACTGCGCGCACCCGCACATTGCCGGTGAGCCGCACTTCGAATGTGTCCGATCGGTACCCGGTGGGCAGCCGGAAAATATCGTTGCTCAAAACCTGCTGCGTGAAGATCAACTTCTTGTCGACGTACAACTGGAACTGTACCCCGGCGCCGATCGCGCCGAGCGGCTGCAAAGTGTCCGTGGCGACGCCCATGCCACCGAAGGACTCACCGCCGATGGAACCGCCTGTTGTCTTGTTCGTGATCTCCGCTGCGTTCGCTACCAGAATAGCTGCGTTCGCCGCCGCAATGGCGGTGTCGTTCGCGTTGTCTCCATAGTCCGCGATAACCCGTGCCGCACCGAGGTTCATGTAGTCCTTGGTGATGAGCGTCTTCGACTTCCAGTCGAATTGGCCGAGCACCTGCGTATCGTCGTCCCACTTGTACAGGTACGCGCCGTAGGTGTAGTAGAAATTCGGCGTTAGCTGGTCGTAGTACATCGACGTCATCGGCTGCAGCAGGTCGACAAGGAACCCGCCCACTTGGTCGTTTCGCTCGAACAGGAAGCTGCCTCTGCTGTGTGACGCCAGATATTTCCCGTTGTACTGCTTGGCCACGATAGTGGTGTAGTCGACCGAGGACTTCCATGTGTCCCAGTCATGGACCATCTTGGTGAGCAGCTCGCCACCGGTGGCAGATGAGTATATGGCCAGCCCGCCGGGAGTGGGGAACACCAACCCGAAGCCCATATTTACCACACCCCGTTTGGACGTGCACGTCAGGGTGTAGTCCATTCTCGTCTTGGACATGAGGGACGGCGCGGCGCCTTGAAACACCCAAGGATTCTTCTTGGTCAGTACGACGATCACCTGACCAACGTTGTTTATGGCCACGATGTCCTCGTCGACTTGCTGCCGGTACTTTATCGGCCATGCGTGCGGCATGCTCGGCTCGCTGAAGCAGACGGTGTTCCCGTAGAATCCGACCATCATCCCGTTGTGTACCGCTCGAACGCCGATCATGGAGGACGATGGTTGGTCGTAGTACAGCGAGGGCAGGGGGGTTACAAGCACGTTGTCCTGAACAGTGTCCGTGTAAGTCGTCCCTGCCCCCAGCGTGATATCGGTCACCTTGTAATAGAGCGTTCCGCTCGCCGACGTGACCGTGCGGTATATGCGCATCACCATGCCGGTTGTTTGGTACGTTCCGCCGTGCGGCCATGCGGCGGGCAGCGCCGAGATGTTCACCGTCTGCCCGTCTTTCAGGTACAGCGTCGTCGACACCGGAGAGGGTATGGATTCTTCGTCCCACGCAGTGAGCCACGTGTAGACGTAGGTTCTGGTCTTGGTCGGTCCAGACAGATTCACAACCCCGCCAACATCAGCAGCAGGGGCTTCGGCCGCCCCGGGCGAGTAGTACGTAAACGTTGTAGCGCCGGTAACGGTAACCTGTGTGTTCGACAGGTTGTACCCCACACCGCCAAACCCGGTAGTCGTCACGTAGGTCCCGCTCAGCAGCCCGTGCGCAACCCCTGTAGTTATGGTCGCAGTACCGCCAGCGTCTCGCGCCCTGAAAGTCGATGCCTTCGCCGTGAAGCTCACCGCCGCCACAGTAGGCGCCGTGAGTGGTATCGGGAGCCCGAGCGTGTAGTACGAGTAGGGGAAGTCCGATCCAGACGCTGTGGCCAGTGAGTAGTTGGTAACTCTCGGTTCCGAGTCGCCGGTGTAGTAAATCCGTTGCGTGGTATCGTTCAGCGCCGAGACGCGCGCGATGTCCACGTCGGTGAGCCAGTGCAGCCACTTGAATCCGCCGGAGCCGTCGTCCATCGGGTAGATGGTCTTGACCCCGGTGCCCTTGGGCATGGTGAGCTGTACGGAGGAGATATTGTATGGTATTAAATTCCCCGCGTACAACTTGGTGTTGTACGCATACCCTGCCGCAGTTTCGGGCAGTAGCTCAGAAGCGATCCTCGGCGCTTGGCCGAGGAACTTTTCCAATTTTAAGGCGCCCATTGTTTACTTCTTTTTCCCAACCATGCCGCCACACTTCAGCGACTGGGTTTTGTCGAACTTTTCTTCCTTGCGACTACCCTCCTTGCCGTACTTCTTGGCAACAGCTTTGGTGTCCTTGTCCTTCTTGGACTTTTCGAACGCGGCGAACGGGTTTTTCTTTGCGGCCATGGTTTACTCCTTAACTTCGGTTTGTTTGAAAACGAAACCTGCGTCGCCGCAGTCGGCTTGAATCGTGAAATTGTTAGAGGCCGATCCCACCATTACGGAGACATTGCCCGTGCCGGTGATTGTCCCCTTGCCGCGGCACTCGATGGACGGAAGCTGGTGGTTGGTAGAAGCGCACCCGGCTAGAATAATAACCAGCACGATAATAGCCAGCCACAGAGGGACAGCGAACAACGCCGGAGAGTGTTGTTTCATTTGATTTCCCTAATGGCTTTCTGGGCCATCTCGTCCTGCGCATGCAACATTGGTTGTGGAGTGATCCGCGCGAAGATAACGGCGACCGACAACACCGCCGGAATTATCACGGCTATCTCCTTGGTGTACCACGCGACGACCAACGAAGCGACAGCAGAGCCGATCGTGTACCTTACGCTGTGCGCGTAGAGGATGATAGTTTTCCAGTTCTCGACTTTGTTCATCGCTCGCTCCTTAAATTCTGGCCGAGGCCGCAGCCCCGGCGAGGTGTTACTTAGGCCGGGGTAAAGATGCCCTGTACTGCCAGCTTGATCTCTTCCAGATCGGCGGCGGTTGCCCCCGTACCGGCAGCAATCAACTCGTCGATCTTCGTTTGCAGTTCGGTGATCTTCGCCGCAACTTCAACGCCTTCAGCCGCAACAGCGGCCAATACTTCGTCTTTCGTAGCCATAATTTTTGCTCCTAGGTTTGCTTCAGTGACGGCTAGCTGTTCCAGCACACATTCCACGCCGTCTAAATGGATGTGCAGTTCTTTAATGGTGATCGTGTCGAACATCACTCTGTCCTCATATCGTATCGGTCTGCGTCAGCCTGCTCTCGCGTCGCCCACTGACGCACTGCCATTACCCGCAAGTGCGTTACCCGGTAGTGTCCTGGGAACATCAATACCCAATCGCCTCCATGCCGCCATCTGCGGTTTTTTGGAGGTACATACTCGATCACCTTCAGGTGCCGCCATCCGTGGTTCTCCGCGTACCCGAAATGCGGTATCAGCCCTCCGAAAGCATGACTCCGTCGCACCCAAGCGTACTGCCGACCGTGCGAATGCAGCCAGAACCACATTGCTATCAGCCAACAGTTTAATCGACGAGCCACTCATTCCGCCCTCACAACGTTAAGCCACACCGCTACGCCCTTCATCGTCAACCGCCTCAATTCCGTTGTCAGTCGCGTAAGGGCAGGTACGGTATTTCCGACTCCGGCCAGTGTTCTCGAATCTCCGACAGAGACATCACCTTCATCGAGACTGGCCCCGGTGCGAATTTTCGCGTGGAGGAAACCAGGAACGCTGTTGATCGTGATGACCCGCCCGTCTTTAGGCAAGGTGAGTCGGTAACGTCCTGTTCCGATTGCGGTTCGTCGGTAACGCCTTCCATTCCCATCCTCCATGTGCCCGTCTTCGTCTTCGAGCGTATAGCAAACTCGTTGCGAGTCAAGTACCCCATACCGTATCTCCCCAAGCGTATATCCGTCCAGCCCGTTACGCGACCCCATGAACTTATCGCGCACCAGGAACCATTCGCGCACTACCGAAACCACACGCCCGCCTTGACCGTCAATCCGACAAGAATCAGCCCGCAAACAACAACCAGCATACCCCATACGCCTTTTTTGGCTATGTCGAGTTTCAGTTCTTGCCAAAATTGAACCTCTGCCTCTTTCGCTTTCAGCCACGCTACATGCGCCTGACGATGCTCTGGAATGCCGTCGGGGAAGGCGTAAAGAATCTCGTCGAGGAGTTCGAGCGCAAGGTCGAGTTTCTGTTCGATGGTCATTCCGTCATATCGTCGTTTGTCGTACACTACAGTCTCCGCCCCAAAATCACTATTGCCTGCACAAGCGTTGCCAGGTCTTTTTGCTCAGCGGGCGTCAGTGACGGGAAGCTGTTTTCCACCCAGTTTTTTACTTGCGATGGTGTCTTGCTGATGAAGTTTTGGAACTTCGCATCAGCCTTTATCTCTTGCATGTCCTGTGCATCTTTTGCCCATTTGGCCGCCGCCTCGATTTCTTCAGTGGTGGGGACATGCGGGGGGATAACAGGAGGATCAATTACCGACCAGGCAGCGCCATCCCACTTAGCCGTTTGGCCTTGGGCTAACCCAGGAGGAGGAACCTCAGTCGAGAGCGTAGGAACTATGAAAGCTCCTGGCTCAAGTGGCGACTCTTGCGCCCTATACGGTCCTAGGTAGATTCCCGTTTCGTCAAATAAATAGACTCTTTTCATAACCGCCCCTTAGTATTTAACGCACTTGAGAACGCGAACACCCGCCGCCATGTTTCCGGCAGTTGCTCCTGTGCCACCACTCAGGGTGTATTGCAAATCCCCAACTGCACCCCCTGCACCCGCCGCCGCCCAACTAGAAGAACCAGAAACCGAGTTGTATGTTGGCGATGAGTGTGTGTGGGATTTGATTGATCCTGTAGTAGCAGTACCTACGTTGGCGTTCGCTTGAACAGCCGCATAGTCGGCAGCAAACCAAGGGATCACGAAGTCGCTGTAAGCGCTGCCGGAGCCGGCGCCTATGCCCGTCGCTGTAAACGCCAGACCAACCGTGTTTGAGGCCGCGCCGATAAGGGTGAAGTCTGTCGTTCCAACCGTCTTGATGACATAGGTGTTGGTCGCCACAAAGCTGCCGGCATTGACAGTCGTTGTTCCCGCGCCCCATGTCCCACCGATAGCCAGCGCAAGCGCTTTGTAGGTTGTGGCGCTGATCGCGGCCGGCAAAGCCGTGGGACACAGCAAATACCCAGTAGGAGCCGACGTCCCCGCGAAGTCAATGATCGTCCCCGCAGTGACAGACGACGCTGCGGCATACAGCGGGTTCATCAATATGAAGTCCGTGCCGTCGTACTCGAAATCGAACGGCCCGCTTTGGCTGTAGTCCCCGGCCGCGAGTGCGACTTTTGTCCCTGACGCATCGCGCTTCTTGATCGTCTTGGCACCGGGTGTGCCGACGTTGAGCGTCGGAGCCACAACGGTATTTGCTCCTATCGGAGTACCTGTTATACGCAGCCCTGCCGGATAGGTAGCTAGCGCGGGGGTAACCGCCCCCGTCATAGCGTCTCCAGTACCACCAAAAGCTCCGGTGGTAACGCGAGTATAGCTCTGCGACTGAATACCGGAAGTAGACGCCCCCAGAGCAGCCACAACGTCAGTAAACGACTGCACGGTGAGCCGTAGCGAGACCAGAGAACCGGTAGCGAAACCAAGGGCTGTGGTGCCCTCTTGCGCTCGCACGATCGTCATGATGCGCGTCCCCGCAGCGTGCGCGGTGACCTTGACGATTTCTCGGTTAGCGCTGGTATCTACCAGCACGGCGTAGAACCAATCGGCGCCGGTTACCGTGGGGAACGTGGTAGTTGGCGACGCCGCAGCGAACGTTAGCGACAGGTCCCCTGCCAGAATACCCGATGCAAGCGTGCTGTCTGCGAAGTTTGCGAGTTGTATCTGTGCCATGATTTACCTCAGGCCCATGGGCGGGGGCGTACGTTGATCGGGGTTCGGCCGAACCCTTTGTTGACTCTTGCCCGTGCACTGGAGAGCAGGAACGTCCACTGCTTGCCGTGGTAGGTAGCCAGCTTGTCATTCGACCACACACGGTTCGGCAGCGTCATGAGCTCGCACAGCGTGCCGTGGAACCACTCGCGGCGGAACTCGTTCATCAGCGAGTCCTCGACGTTGGCCGCCGTCGTGGTCGGCCGTATCGCGGCAGTGAGCTTCACAGTGTACGTGTCGAGGGCGTCCGGTACCGGCGCGATACAAAACGCGCTGGGCGAGGTCTGGAACAGCACGCGGGGCTCTCCGGGGGTCGCTGTATTCGGCCAGTCGGGGTACATCGAGTTTATGACCTCGGAAGTCGTGATCTCGAGATTTTTGATTGCCGTCGGCACCGTCGCCTTGTACCACTGAACGTTCAGGAGGGCGCTGACTTCCGTCCCGGTGATCGGGCTGACGAGCGTGTATGAAGACGTACCAGCAACCAGTGGGACATCGGTTAGCGGCACGCGCCACACCTTGCCGCGCTGGCAGAGATCGATGAATATCTTGCGGATGGTCGCCGCAATCACTGCGGTAGGACACCCCTCCACATGCGGAGAAACGTCTGTGACGTAGTTGGTAAACGGTACGAGCGCCATTTAGATCACCGTCTTCTTGTCTTCGCCGCCCGACTCCGTATCAGTGACGGGTTTCGCCTGCACGGTGATGTTTAGCATCTGGTTCCAAGACTGCTGGAACATCTGCGCGCGCTGGTTGGAAACGCTCTCGTTGTCGAACGACTCGAACCACCAAACCACGCAGTCGACGAGCACCGGGAAGTACACGTCGGCCAGCAGGGTTATTACCTCGTTGATCGCGTAATTCTTCGGAGCCTGCACGTACTCGATCGTCAAGACCTGCCCGTTAGGAGAAGGGGGGTAGACGAAGAAAATATTCGGGTTGCGGACGTGCCGCATCCAGTCTTGTGTGGGCCCGGTGACGTCGGCCTGCCATGTGGACTGCGCTAGGTCAAGGGTAGCTCGATTGACCTCGTTGACGTTTCCGGCGGAGCCCTGCAGAACATCGATAATACGAACGCTGTCTGCCGGCAGCGTCTGCACAGTGCCTGTTACACAAGTGAACGAAGCGACGTACGCGAACAGGTCGGGGCGCAGCAGCGCGATACGCTTCAGGCAGTGGTTGATAGCCCGCAGTATGGCTGCGTCGTCGTACCGGTACGTTGGGGTCGCGTCTTGAATCGCCCCACGGACCTCATCAATAACGTCCTGTGGAGTGAAGGTTGCCATTACACGCCTCGGCTAGCGTCGGCGTTGAGCGCTTCTTGTGAAGCGAGGGCCGCTGCGAGTTCGTCCGCCAGTTTGAGGGCGTCTTCCTCAGCCTTCTTGCGTTTCTTGGAGCTAGGGGCTTCCGGCACCGTTTCATCAACGCGCTTGAATTCGCCTTCAATTGCTTCCGGAAGCGCGGTACCTTGCACATCGGCCACTTCAACGAAATCGTTCTCTGCTGCGAAGTGCGATTGATACGCGAAAATTTGTCCTGTGGGTACGTGTTTTAGATATCGTCCAGACATGGATAACCTCCTGTGGGCAGTACTCTAACACAAAAAAGGGGGGCCGCAACCCCCCTTCGTTGTCATATTTGCAACGACTTAGCCTGCGTGAGCGAGGATGCCGAACACGCGAATGCGAATGACCCCGCCACCAAGTGTCGCGGTGTCCATCGTGGCAATCAGCTTGCTACCGGAAACCGCCACGTTGGCCGCGGTAGCCGCCTTGTGGGTATGGACCGCAGCGACGTCAAGATCGAAAGCCGTGAGGCCTGTGATATCGGTCGCCGAAGACACCCAGATGCCCAAGTCGAAGTTCGCCGTCGCGGTTGCGGCGGTAATTACTTGAACAGACGCCGCCTGAACGATAAGCGAGGCGTTGGTCGGTACTTGGTAAAACTCCACGGTGTCCGTACTGCCGATCGCCTTCTTGCTGCCATCCAGCAAGTAGTCAATGACAACGTATCCGGGAGAGCTCGGCTTGTCAGCCAGCCCGGCGGGAACACCCGCAGCGAGCATTTGTGCAATTGTTACAGCAGCCATAATGTTTCTCCTTAAACTTGTTTCGTGTATTTCGGACGCCCTTTTTGGACCTCCGAGCTTCGAGCGAAGCCGCAAAGCTTGCACCCGCGTTTTTCATACTTGACCTTAGCGATGGTCTGCCACTGCTCGTGATGGTGAATCTTACAACGAATTAGCACTTTGTCCAAGTTACGTACCCCAGTCATTTCGACGGCTTCCCACTCAGCGTTTGTAGCAGTAACTAGCTGGCGAATGTCGTCTTCAGACACCGGCGCGCGGGTTTCCCAGCGGCCTTTCTGCTTGGCTCCCATCTTGGCCTTTTCTTCCTCGGTCCAGATACGCTTGGTGCCAAAGAACGTTCCGTCGGGGAGCACGTGAGAAACTCTAGCTTTGGCGATTCTGCCCGCCTCTGCCCGCTTCTCCGGGGTCCATGCTGCTTTGATTGAGTCAAGGCGCTTCTGCCGTGTTTCTGGGTCGACCCAAGAAGCCCTAGTGGCCTCCCTGAGCTTTTCCTTATGCGCCAGCCCTTGGGGGGTTTTACGCCACGCGGAAACGCACGCGCCTATAAACGCCTTTTCCTCAGCGGTGTGCGGCACTCCGTAGTTGGAATCGGCCGTAAGGCGCTTGTTGTAGTCCGGATGCAAACAATCCATCCACCACTGTTCGCGCGACAAAAGTTGCTCTCGGGTAGCCGCTTCAATTACTTCAACGGTCTTGAAAACAAACGCGCTTGCGCCATGCTTGTTCCAAGAAGATTGTAGGTGCTTGCTAGCATGCGTGCCCCGCCGCAAGCGGCTGAAGTGCGTTATGCCCCTACGTTCTACGTTGATAGCGGACCCGATGTACATCTTGTTGTTCAGCGTATTAACAATCGCATAAATGCCGGAAGCCATATCATTTCTCCAAGTGTGGTTGCCTACACTTGGTATAATACTAATGGTCTGGCTTCCTGTCAACACCTATTTCACCTAGATCGCTAAGTTGTTGATTATGCTCGGCAATAAAGCTTTGCAAGAGCCTCGGGCTTGACTACGGCATACCCGTATACTTGAAGGCCGCGGATGATTGAGCCGAAGGTGGATTCCGCACGGAGCGTTTCCATTTCGGTCATCTGCGAAGCGAAGGTCAG